GCGATAATATCAAAGTTAATTTCGTAGGTAGCATCTGGTATGTCATAAAAGTCTACGATAGGGTCGCCGTTATCATCAAAACCGTTAATGTCAAACCATTCCGGTCTACCAGGTGAGATGTCGTTATCGTTTAATTGTCTAGTCATCCAGCGACTGCTGGGTGCTTTTTTTAATGTTAGATCGTCTGTGTCGTTAAAGACAGATGGTCTACCACTGTAGTCTTCAAGAATCCTAAAACGCCTGCCAGCACCTGTTAATGAATACCTAAACGTACCATTTTGTGTTGCGATCTGAACCGTATCTCTTAGGTGCGTCCAGTTGTGTGCGTCCTCTACCTCTCTTTTTACATCGTTGACAAGCTCGCCTACTAACCTAGAGTAAAAAGTGTTGTTAACAGAGCTAGCCTCACGCTCTCTAAGCCTGCGTAAGACAGAATTTACTATTGAGAGGTAGGTTGCCATTCTTATTCCTCAATATCTTCTTGTGGAGCTTCTACAGCCTTTTTTGGGCGTCCCATAGGCTTTTTAGGCTCAGACTTCTTGTAGCGTTTTACACGCCAAAGGTTTTGTTCCCAGTGAGACTCTTCTACTTCAAACGTTTTGCCTGTTTGTGTATCTTCTACTGTAATCATAAAAACCTCTAGTTAAAGCTAGGGGGAGAGAGCCTCCCCCAGCTTGATAGTCCTACCTAAGATCAGGAAGGAACAACTGCTACAACAGCAGCGTCGTCACGCAGCTCTTCCACACCGTAGAGCATGTCTACAGTTAGAAGATCACCGAGGTATTCCTGCTTGTACTGGGTCTGTACGCGAGGAGCAACCTGAGTAACGAGAACCATTGCGCTCTCGTGGAACATGCCAGCAGCACGGTAAGTCGTGCTATCGTCATCAGCAGTGACCGTTGGGACATTGCTTGAAACGTAGACTTCAACACCGTAGATGTTGCCGACACGACCGTTGCGGATGCTGTTCTGAGCACCAACTTCACCAACAAACGCCTGCTCAGTGAACCGCTGAATGCCGAGAAGGTTGTTCTTCTCAACAGGTGGGATCACAAGGTAACGCTGTGACATTGGAACATCAGCATCGTCAAGTGACTGGATCATCTGACGAATACCAGCATCAGTAAGAGCAGAGCCGTTACCAGTGTCAGTTGAAGCTGAGCCGTCCCAGTTTGTAGTGCCGTCTGCACCCACAACTGCACCGCTGTAGTCAGTGCCGCCCTGGAAACCTGCAAACAAAGCACCTAGATCGGTGTCAGCTCTTTTTGACAGAGCAAAACCAGCATCATCAGTATAGAACTGACGAAGGCTGTTTAAAGCCTGAGTAGCAACAATGTCTTCGATAAGACGGCTGTACTCAAAGTGCTTGTCGATGTTGACCTGAACCTCACCCTCAGTGTTGCTGATAAGTGTGACCTGATTCTCAGCGGTTTTCTGGTTAGCATCACCACGGACAGGTGCAGGGATGTGGATTACATCGCCCTTTTTGCCCTGATGGTTCATGTTCTTAACAAGGTTTGCAAGAACAAGATTAGACTTAAATGATGCGATTACTTCGTCTGACCAAACCTCAGGTACAAAAGTAGCTGCGGCGGTAGACGTAACGTGGTTACTTCCTAGTGCCATGATTAAAATCTCCTACGATTTATTTTACTCTCCCTTCTTGATACGCTTGCATGATCTCGTCCATCATGTTCATGTATCTTTCAGGGTCTGTCATTTTCATTTTGATAAGGTCTGCGCGTCTGTAGACTTTCTTAGTGCCCTTGTTACGATTACCGGTGCCCTCTAGGGTTGCCTTTTTACGGGCCTCCTGTCGATCTGCTTTACCGTCATCGCCTTCTTCTTTTGCACCTAAGTTAGGGCTAATTGTTTTGTAGAGTTCAAACAGCTCATCAGCCGCTTCATAATCGTAAGCATCTGCTTTTTGTGCAAGATCTAAACGATACTTAGAAGCTGCTACAAACTGCTGAAACCCCTCTTGCTTAGCTACATCTAAATAGTCAGGGTGCTTTTCAATAAATGCTTGATGAGCAGCCTGTCTATCCTTATCAGCAAGTTTTGCTTTTAGCTCGTTCACCTCTTTAGCCAGTGATGACTTTTCAAGGTATTTATCTGTAGCCTGCTTAGGTGAAGAGAACCAATCGTCGTCTGACAGAACCTCTTCTTCCTTGGTCGTTACGCGCTCAGTTGCGTTTTTCTTCTGTTGGATTTCTAGCTGTAGAAGTTCATCTGTGAGTTTTCTAAGTTCTCCGATTTCGTTGCCCTTACGACCGTACTCTTTCTCAAGATTCCGGTACATATCAACAACGTCATCAAAAGACTTACCCTGAAACTTCTCAGGAACCTCACTTCCTTGGCTTTCTTCTGGCTCAGTTGTTTGTGTCTCTGGTTCTGCCATTTCTGGTTCGTCCAGATTTACAAACTCTTCGTCTTCCAATGCCTGTACTTCTTCTTGCCGATCCACAATTCTGCTATCCATTTATATCTCCTGCCTTAAAAATGAAAGGGGTTGTAGGAGCGAGTTTAACCAAAGCGTTAGGGATTATTTACCTTCCCGCGCTCTGCGTTCGTGGGTTGTTGCCCAACGATCATAAGCCGTTGGAAACCCAGGGTCAGTACCAGGCAATCTAAAATTGCAGGTGCTGATGATCGATTCTGCCGGTTGACCGCATTTAACACATTCAAAGTATTCCCCAGCCTCGAAAGCTAGGCCTTCCCATGTGTAATTGCATGACCGACACTGAATATCAAATATCTTCATAAGCCTGTTCTTCTTCTTCTTCAATGAACTTGTACTGTGATTCAAGAATATCTCTAAAAGATACAATCATTCGGAGGATTTCTGCTTGCCCTTTAGATCTATGCAGATCCTCTAGGGTGTCTAAATCTAGCGCCGAATCAATCTTAGTTTTTAGAATATCCTCGCAGTATTCACTAAATACCTTCCATTCCGCTTGGCTGGTTAGTTTGAACAGGTCTTGGTAAAACTTCTCTGTTTCCTGGTTCTGTAGTGCCACTCATCTCACTCCCGTTTTGCTTATTAGCGCGGGCCGCTAAAAGATCTAAGATCTCCTTTTGGAGTTCTACATCTAACTTATCCTGACCTAGCTCAATTTCTGCCAGAGTCTTCAGTCTGTCAGCTTCGTTCCTTTCGGTTCTGCTTACTCTCTCTTGGATTTCTGCCTGTTCCTTCTGGAATTCTAGCTGTACCTGAGCCTGCTGAATCTGTTGGGCTTGTGGGTCAGGCTGCATCATCTGCTCAATAACAGTTACAAGCTCTTCCTTATTGCTAAGACTTGAGTTGTCGTAAATTGCTTTGAGCATCACCATAAAGGCTGGGGACTCTGGTGGTACAGTCTGTAGCAACTGAATAAGCTGCTGCTGTTCCAGCTCCCTAGCCGTAATACCCAGTGAAGAATGCGTAACAAAGTTAATATCCCGCACTGGGAAGTTTTCTTCATCAAACTGCATGAAACGCCATGTAGCTTTGTAAAGAAAAGGTTTGATAATGTTTCTTTCAATGTTAGCCAGTGTACGCTTAGAACGTTTAATGGCTGATGACAGCGCCATAGACATGCCAGACGCTGTGCTGTTAGTTGGTGAGATGTTAAGCGGTGCTGATGGGTCGTTAGTACCTGTAGCAACGCCTACCATACGCTCTAAATCACCAGTGCTTTGGAAGATAGCTGGATCAACCTGACCAAAGTTAAACGGACTTAAGATTTCTCTTGGGTTGCCGTTTGTAGGTACAGATTTACCAGGACTTACAGTAAAGCTGCCAGATCTAGGCATACGAGTAACATCAACACCCATCATTGGATGGACTGTAAGCGCTAGGCCGTCCATACGAGCGCGTAGCTCTGCATCTAGTGCTTTCTGTGCGTTGTAACCTTTCTCACAAACACCACGACCCCAAAAGCTATTAGGAACTGTGTCATGTTGGTACGCAATTAACGGTCTGTCTTGATTCCAAAAAGGGTTAGGAATAGCACGAAGGACAACAGCATCGTTAGCAATTGTAATAATGGCTTCAACTAGGTTTTCACCATAAAGATCGAATGCAGTTGTGTTTTGTGAGTCTTTTTCGTCAACGCCGAGGTCTACAAGCTCTTCATCTTCGTCTAGTTCTACGTCTAACAGACTCTCAGGCACAAGCCCGTAGTATTCTGTAATCTTAACTGCTTCTGAGTTATCGTGTTCTTCACCAGAAGTCCTGTCTCTGGCTGACTCTTCACCAACATCTACTGCTTTGTAGATGCCTTCCATCTGCTTTTCAATAATCTGATGCAAAGGCTTGTAGCAAACGTGGGCACAGTATTCTGCCTCTTCGATGCTACGAGCAGCAGGGTCAATAACAAAGTCTCTAGGTGATATAGATTCTACTTTTACAAGAAATCTGTCAGTATCAACTACTTCATAGCTAATTGCTTGCTGTAGGAACTGCTGTGCTTGTTCAGGAGCAATTTGACCTTGCTGTGCTGCTACTTGTACCTGCTGGATAACTTCTTGGTCGATCTGACGTTCAATCTCTTTTTTGTTAACAGTGTCAGTAATAATCTTACCAACGCCAGTGCCGTATAGCGCTGCGTTAAGGAAGATTTCTGACATTGCTGAAGGTACGTTAGCTTCTTCAAAACGATCCATAAGGAACATTCTAAGAACTTGTAGATCTTTATCTTCTCCAGCTAGTCTGTCTTCGTAGTTATCTACAAGATCAAACCATTGTTTGCGTCCAAAGACCGCTTCTTCGTACTCAGCTACCGTAGACTCAACAGCTGACTGTAAAGCAGGGGAAATAAGTTTAGAGCGCTCAGAGGCTCTCTGCTGATCTTCTCTGGCCCACACGCCTCTCCACAGTCTGTAGTATTCTTCCCACTTCTCGCCGTAGTTTTGGTCTCTGTATCGCTCACCTTCATCTACGCGCTGGAGACAGTACCCAAGAAGACGGGCATCACCGCTACGCGCGTACTCTTCACCTTCAATACCGTCTTCCATTTCTACGATTGGGTTTACTGCCATATTATATTCCTGCTATTTCGTCCAAGGGTTCCCACTCATCTGCAAAGTCGTCTTCGTCAAAGTAAGATGTAGTGGCTACCTGGTCTATATAAGCTAGTGCATCTAGCATATCGTCGTGTGATAATGGGTTCGGAAAGTCTAATGCTTGGTTGATAAACTTTCTTTTCCACCTTGGGTCATCAGAATCGCTAGTGTCTTCTGGAAGAAACAATCTTCCGTGTTCCATACGACCTTGTAATGCCCAAGCAATGCGTTCTGTTTTCTTTTTACCGCCATGAGTAACGTCTACAATGTGCGGAAAGACGCCTAAACGCCTCATTTGGTCTGAAAGGTAAGGCATGACAGCGTTTTTAAGCGCTCCACGCTCAATTCCTAGCGTTAAAGCCTGATAATCTTTAGCTGCTTTTAGGATTTGTATGCTGGCTTCCCTAACATTCCACCTGCCAGTGCGAATTTCAGCAACATACCATCCGAAAGACCCGACTTTGACGATGGCGATTGCCATTTCGTCGAGCCTGTCTTCCCTGGCCCCCTTTTTAGAGACCTCTTCGTAGCCTGCTGGGTCAACCGCGATATAGTAAGCACCTTCTTTGGGTTCCTCATCTAAATAGTTAAAGGCTTCTTCTTTAAAAATCTTACCGCCAGCAGCTTGGAACGATGCAAAATACTCCTGTCGGATTACTTCAGCAGGGGTCCCTTGGTCAATAGATCTTTTAATTTCTTCTTCAATTGGGATAAAAGTATTTTCAGCTGATGAAAAACTAAAGCAAGACCATTCAGTTTCTTCTCCAGATTTCTCAGCTTTGATTTTGTGTTTTCTAACGTCTTCGTAAAG